TAGTTGCGCCATCAACAGCATTGAAAGTATAAGTTGTATTCGTATCTACCACCGTGTTTGTAATTGTAAGTTTTTGTGTGCCTGCAACATCTGTGATTGCAGTTGTAATTCCTGTGCCACCCGCTATCTGTAAAGTGTTGCTAGGTAAGATTGTTACCTGTGTGCTGTCATCACCTGCGACAATTAAACCACCACCTTGACCTTGTACAACGGTTGTTCCACCACCTGATGATAATAAATTGCTACTGTCTGTAAGTTGATTGATGTCCGTAGGTATTGTAGGTTTATTTGTTAGTTCTGTGTAAGAACCTGTGAAGACTGTCCCCCCAAGATTAACATTATTAGCCGCGACACTTGTTGCGTTAACAATCGAATTACCTGAAAGATTTAAACTATCACCGACTGGTAATTCTTTTATCTTGTTATCACTTACTACTAATGGTATCCTGTTTGCCATATACTATCCTATGTTAATGCCGCTATTCTTAATTTAAAAGCCGCAAAGTCGGCACTTGCCGCAACCTCTGTTTTTAAAACATCTAATTTTATGTATCCTGGTATGTTACCATTCACAGCGTCAACCAATACTGTGGAATCATCTGCAAATACAGAACCTTTTATATCACCAACAGTTACCCCAACACCACCTGTTAGATTGTCAACTTTTAAATATAACTCGTTAAAATTATCGTTTATCTTATCAAAAGCCGTTCTTAATGGTTCACCGTCACCTTTGTTTGCACTCGATCCTATGTTTATTATCTGTTTAGCCATTATAATTTACCTACCACTATTTCTATTTCACCAATTTCATCTCTGTCATAACTTTGTAATGCTTTACCTATGACTGTTCCTAATTTAGGTTCTTCACTTGCTGTTGCTACACCATTTTGTTTTGACGTAACCAACATATCACCTTTTCTAATTTTACCAATTACTCTACAGAATACTCTTCCCATCATTGCAAGTTCTACACTGTTCTCAGAATTTAATTTGTTGTTCATCAAGTACGCAGGTTTTTGTGAAACAACACCAGCAACTGCTCTGTTGTTTTCACCAATTGATATTGTAACTTCTTCTGGACCTCCAAACATCAATACCGTTCCTGGTTGATAGTTATGGTCCGCAACAAATTTTTCCGCCAAGTCAGCATACTGAGCCTGAGTAGCCGTTCCATCGAACACTGTCGCGTACATTGTGTTGAATCTATTGCTAGAGTCACCCATGTTGATATTTGTTGCCGCATTACCACCTGCTCCACCTGGAATTAATGCGTGTGGTGTTGCAATCACAGTGGTTGTTCCGCCTGCAACTAAACCTATCTTACCTTCAGTTGAGTCATCATAATCATCAATATATGTACTACTGTTACCGAACACTATACCTGTGAATGATGTTCCTTTTGCACCGTCCTCAATAGTTTTTGTGTAGATGTAATCACTTGCTATTGCCGGAATTGTGTTAACACCAGATCCTGCGTCGTTACTTTGACTTGCAGAAGCATCTGCTCCGCCAAATCCAAATTGATTACCTGAGAAAGTGTGTACCGTGTTGTTCGCAGTTGAACCTATAACTTCGTATGCAACAACTCCACCTTGCGTTGTTAATCTTACTTTGCTCGAATCTACGTCAAATGCTGTATTGCCATTCAATGCCAATTTTGCTAAATCTATCTGGCCATCTGCATCTGTTTTTACAATACTATTTGCTTCTCTAGATTTTGTTACATTAGAGAAACCATATGTGCCTGCGCCAGTTTTAATTAATGCTTCTCCTGGATCAGCCGCCTGTGCAACTTCTACGCCAAAGTCACCGTCAACAATACCACCACCGTCAGTTACAACGGAACTGAATGATACAGCAGTGGCATCTCCTGTGCCTGCTGTTGTTCTACCTATGACTTGGAATTGATCTAAATCAGGTAAGTCAGCATAGTCAACACCTGTTGCCGATAATGTTACCCAACCGTCTGTTACTGTGAAATCTCCAGAATCGAAACTTGCCAATCCTAAATCTGCTTGAGTGATACCTGTAGAGTTCGCTCTTGTTGTCGCGGCGTTCATTGCCAACTTGCTTTGTTGTATTGCCGCTGATGGACTTATATCAGCATTAATGATTGAACCTGTTGCAATATCAAATGTTAGTTTTGTAGCAGTCGCATCTCTGTCTGCTGTGATTGTTATATCCGATGATCCCTGTACAACAGCATTTCCTATTGCCGGTATAGCCGCGTCAAACACTGTCGCCGTTACACCACCACCGTTGTCAATAGTGTCAACGGTATTGAAATTTGTACCACTTGTCAATGTGTAAGTTATTCTTGTTGCAATACCATACACTGGAATACTTGCTTGTACAAAATCTATAATTGTTCCTGTTGCTCCACTGTTTGATCCTGTGATAGTTTGACCTGAACTGAAAACTCCTCCGTTTGCAGGAGTAGTGTACATAATGAATTTGCCATTGAACATTAATAAGTTACCAGCCGCCAATGGTGTGATAAAGTCTGCGTCTCTGTTGTCGCTTATCTGATCAGTTGCGTAGTTTACAGCATCAACATAAGATTTAGTTGCGGCATCTTGATCCGCTCCTGGATCTGCTAGGTTGTTAATATTGAATCCACCTAAACTTAAAGAATTTGTTGCTGGTGTTGTTCCATCTCTTGCTATCGCACCTGCTCCGATTGGATTAGTTACAACCTGCCCTTGATGATCAAAGTGTAATCTTCTGTTTACGTATCCTCTTACCGCTGACTCTGTTGGCACCGTGTCTGACGCATTGTCAGTCATCGCTGAGTCAGAACTGAATTCTGCAACGACAACACCACGTTTGAATCCTATACCATCTAAATTACTTAAAGCAATTGAAGCCGAGAACGTAACCGTTCCTGTACCTTGGTCAACTGTGAAGAATCTACCTACTCTAAAGAATCCATCTTGGTCAGTGGACACATAGAACACTCTACCTTTTCCAATTTCAACAACTTCATTTGCTTGTACTGGTGCTTGTGGGTCTCCGTAAATTACATTTGGATAATTTGTTGTATTGAATCCACCTGTACCAATGTCTAGGAAGTCATGACCTGTTGCTCTCATTGTTGAAATAGAAACTGTCAATGTTCCTGTTTCGTTGTCAGCCAGGTTTGCTCTTAGGTTTACACTTGTTGACGCTCTATACATGGTGCTATGGATACCCGAGCCAACTGGTGTTGGTTGAATGTTGTTTACATCTTGGATTGTTATCGTACCATAAGTGGTTCTGTCTGTGTAACTTGTGATTCTGTGGACTTTTCCGTCCCAACCAAATATCATATCACCGTTGTTCAATCTTGCCACATCACTTGCTTGAGTCACTCTGTCTATCGCGATTACAACGTCACCTACTGTGGCACCCATTGTAGTTCCTGCACCCGCATATGTATTGTTTTGTGCTTCAGTCATGTTCACGTTCATCTTGACTGTGTCGTATGGTGAATCCATTGTGATCAATGCTTCGTTGGCACCTAGTGCAGTACCAATTGGATCTGTATTTCCAAATGCTATTGATCTGTAAATTGCGTCTGTGTATTCATCAAACACAATCGCTGTGCTTGGTCTTGTTGGTGCAACGTCATTTACGTTTTCAAATCTAAATGCTCTACTGTTTCTTATCGTAACAGCCTGCATATCGGCAACTGCCGCTTTCAATCCTGTACTTGAAGTGGTGTTGGAACCTGCTGTAGATAAGTTTACTTTGTAAACAGTTCCACTTCTAGTCGCTGGTTGTATAGGTGCATTTGTAGTTTCTATGTTAGATATTTCGTATCTCACTATACCAATTGATCCACCGTGATCAATCTCTACTTCACCTAAGTTGAATGGAATATATTCTGTGTCGAACACATAAATTGCTGTGGCATCTGTGTTCTGTGCAAAATCTGTTGTGCCAGGATTGTAAATTAATCCTGTTTGTGTCATGTTGTCAGCAAGTGTGATATTGTCTATCAGTTCGTTTGGATTAGATCCTTCCGCTTTCAATCCAAAGTTACCGTTCGCACAAGAAGAATTTAATGAACGTATCTGACCACCGTTGTTTGCGAACATACCAGTTTCACAATAGTAAGTGAAAGTTGAAACTTGTTCTGACAATGCACCGTTGGTAACAACAAGTCCATAACCTAAGTCGTTGACCTGTGTATAATCATTTGCTAGTAATGATCTATTACCACCTGTTTGTATTACAATATTGTATGGTGTGGAACCTGTGTACCCATTACCACTATTGGAATCACTGCTTAATAAAATTTGTGCCGTTCCATTTGCTTGATCGTAATTTTTAATGGCTGTGACTTGATATCTTACTCCTGCAATATAGAATGGAGCAGGCAGTTCAGGTTTTCTAATGTATAATCCTTGCCCTGCTGTACTTGTTATGTCTAATGTGAATGCATCTACTTTGTTGCTGATAGTCACTTCTTGATTTCCAACGAAACCATCTACCAACATACCACCTCTGAATAATTTTTTATTTTCTACTCTACTGAATGAAGCACCTGTCTGTATGTAAGGTGATTTAGTTAATATCTGTCCTTCAGGATCGAGCACCTGTGCAAATCCACCATGTCCTTGAATAGTCATGTTTCTAATAATGGTTGCGTCGTTCATTAAGAACACGTCCATATCAGCATTGTTTTTCTTAGCACTAGAAGAATTTGTTACATCTGTTAGATAATGATAACCATAGTTCTGTGATGCAAGAGTTAAACTGTCGAAAGTTGTATCTCTAAAGAAGTGTATTCCCGCCCATATAGATTCTGAAACACCTGTTTTAGGTCTTACAATAGTTCTTCTAAACTCGTCACCCTTGATTGAAACGTTTGCAGGAACTCTGATAGGTAAATGTTCTTCATATATACCTGATTCAACATGGATAGTAATCTGTGTTGTCTTAACTTTGTTTCCGAATTCAACTTCTTCTGATACTTCGAATTCTTTGGGTTCCAACAAGAACATTTCCAACGTGTCATTGGTTGCACCTTGGTCAACCTTGATAAGCAATCCTAATGCACCAGAAGTTTTACCACGTAAAACTTTTCCTGGTACTAAATCTTTGTTACCTGTGGCGTTCTGGTCAACGTTTCCATTACCACCATTTGAGATAGTGATTGTGTATGTGCTTCCGTCAGTTTGTGAAACATTGTAATTGTAATTGTTTATCAAGTTTGTGATTACATCAAATTTAGCCGCCGCACTATCTTTTGCCGCTTGATCAACTGTGCCTGCGAAACTTGTGTCTTGTGAAACAACTTCAGGATAAACTTTATTTCCTAACGAACAACTCCATGTAATATTAGCAACCTGTACAATATCTCCAACCACTGCACCGTGTGGTGAGACTGTTGTAACGGTAACTATACCTGATGCGTTGTTGTAAGTCGCTGTTGAAATATTAATTGTGGTTGCGCCTACTGTGACTGTACCACCACTGACGTAAGTGTGGACGTAATCGTTTGCTCCTGTGAATATTGTAAATGTGTTTGCACTTAACCCGTCGGACAATACTGCAAATTTGCCTTGATAAGTTGATGCAGGTGTTGTTTTGTTTAAAACGTTTGCTGTTACAGTTTTTGCGTATGCAATCGCCGCCAACGTTTCTGTTCTCTGTTGATTGATTGCTTTCAAACCACTGTTAGAACTGTAATATCTTTTTCCTGCCTGAATGGCATGGAAGTTTGCCGTCAGTCCGTTTGATACGTCAGTTACTATCGAGTCTTGTATTAAACCTAAATCTAATTTACATCTACTTACATTGTAAAAATATGTTGGGTATGTATTGTTTAGATAACCAATTACTTCATTTGTTATAAATGATTTGTTAGCCGCCATACCTGCTCTCAATGCCGTTTGTGCCGCCGAGAATGAATTCGTTACTGCCGCTGTTGAAATTGTGGAATTAGTTGCACCACTTCCGTAAGTTACAGTCTGTTGATATGGTCCTGGTTCAATTGGAGATGTTTCAATTAGTTGCTGTGCTCTTTCACAAGCCTTCGCTATTGTTTTGTATGCATAACTTAATGATCTACCAAATTTATCTGCCGGTACACCAGACATTGTATCGTCACCATTTGTGCTAACAAATAAATTTTTTGTAGAAGCATAACTTGTATTATCCACATAATATTTTGTAGCCGCTTGTAAATCGTCTTGTGAGTTAGGAGTTCCTGCTCCTGCTAGGTCACCTGGGTGATCACTTAGGAACAAGTTACCAGTCATCTTGTCACCTTGACGTCTAACTGCGGATTGTCTCTGTATTGCTTCTGTGCTTAGATAAAAACCATCTAATGAACTATCATATTCATTGTCTACGATAGTTTGTGTTCCTGATCCACCGCTTACTGTGATTTTTACTCTTGTTGCGTCATTATTATTAGTCGCTTCAGATTTAGTTGAGTGTAAACTAATATAATTTGCATCAACAAATCTAATATAGTAAACTTGATTGTCTGTTAAGTTTGTAGCCGCTGAACCTGTGGTTTTATATTTAAATGCTAAACCATTGGAAGCATTTGAAAATCCGTGTGATGGAATATTTAAATTTCCATTTTGAAATTGTGTAATTGTTTTTGTGTAGTCTGTTGCGTTTGCCGGTTCGGATCTAACTCTTATTTCACCTAAGGTTCCTGTACCGCCTGAACTTGCAAGGTAATTTAAGTCTGCATATCGTTTTGTTATTACAACATCATCTAATGAAATATTAGTTCCGTGTGTAGTGTTGTAATCATTTACTGCATTCTGATCTATGCCGACGTTTGCGATAGCGAAACTATTTGCATTAAGTGGACCACCTAATCCTGGTGTTGTGTCTGAAGCAACAGAAGTTCCTGTAACCGATAATTGGATGTTGTTTGGATCTGAATTTAAATCTACTGCTATACCTGTTCCAGTGATGCCACGCATCGTGATTGCGTTGCCCGCCGAATTAGATACAGGAATTTTATTCGATCCTAATGTGTTAGGAGTGTCGCTTAATGAAGTGAAACTGATTTGACCACCTTGACCAAATACTGCATACAGTTCTGTGAAGTTTTCATTTACCTTATTAAAGGCGTCTCTGATACTATCACCCGTCCCGTCGTTTCCTTCTATTCCAATGTTTACAAATTGTTTAGCCATTTACTTTTTCCAAATCGAACTGAATGCTTTCTCCACAACCGCAACTGCTTTTTGCGTTAGGATTTTTGATATCAAAATGTGAACCCCACACTTCATTAACATAATCCAATTCAGTTCCTAATAGGTACATTACACTATGGCTGTCTACAACTAATCTTCCACCTTCTGTTTCAATTAGTTCGTCGTTGTCCTGCATTTCACCTTGATCTGCAAAACCCCAATCATAGGAAAAACCTGCACAGCCACCGCCTTTTATGCCTAAACGCACTGCCCACTTATTATTGTTTGAACACAGTTCTTTAATCTTCTTTTCTGCTGTGTCAGTCAATGTCATTATTGGCATAATTTTTTGTCCTATTTCATTTGTATTTATGGAATTTTTACTAATGCTAATGTAAATAAGTATATGTTTAAAGGTGAAAAACAAATAAAAACTGAATCAATCCGTAAGAGTAAACTGGGCAATAAGCACAAATGCACTAGGATAAAGACAATATACTTGTTTCAATGTGATAGTTGTGGTAAAGAGTTTGAAAGGGCGAAAGGTAAGATAGAAAAGAAAAGACTTACTAACTTTTATAAACACGTGTGCCACTCATGCAATCCAAAGAAATTTGCTCAACAACAAGGTGTCAAACAAAGACAAGTTCTTAGAATGGACGCATCAAGCGACACACCTATAAGTTCACTTTAATTATTCTGATTTCCAAATAGTCCAAGCACCGTAGGCAATCGCTCCGTATGCCACTATACTTGCTATAGGTTTGAAAATTAAAAAGGCAATACCCGCACCAATAAGAATTGCTCCGTCAAGAGTAGTTCTTTCTTTGATCCTTGCATTGATCCATTTTTGTACTGATGTTATCATTGTTTTTCCTCCTATGATAGTCTTTGATTAATTTGTTCCCAATCAATAATTCTCATCATGCTTTCTACATATTTCTTTTTAGCATCTTTGGCAGGAATGTAATCCATAAAAGAATGTTCCCACATATCAATTGGCATCAATATATCTGTTTTGTAAGATTGGTTTGGAGTTTTCTTTATCGATCCATTTCGTGCCATGTATACCCAACCAGAACCTTGTATGCTCATTGCCATTCTTAACATTTCTTTTTTAAATGCATCAAATGTTTTATGATTTTTTTCAATTAATTCTTTAACTGCACCACTAGGTTTGTTTGATGGTGTTGGTTTACGTAATTGACTCCAAAACAAATTGTGAAGTTTGGCACCACCATAATTAAAATCAGGATCACCTTCTCCTTCGTTGTATCTTCTAACGTATGCTTTTGTTAAAACATTGTAATGATAGTCTACATTATTTTTAGACAGTACAGGAGATAGATCGCCTAACTTGTAAGGTAGTTTAACAACTTCAAGTTTGTCTTCGCGATTTTTCTTCGCTTCAGTAATTTGATCGTATTTCATATGCTGTATTTATTTTTATACAAGATCCAATTCTTGAGCCTGAGTGTGTAGTTGTTCAGCCGCCAAATTTTTAGCCTTTGCTTCAACCTGTATGTCAAGATTTGGTAAAAATGTCAATGCCCACTCATTTACTGCACGATTGGGTAGCATATCTGAGTGTGCTCGTAATTTTTGTTTCTTACACCCTTTATCCAAAAGTGTTTGCATATCATGAATTCCTTCATGCATTTTTCCATCTGGGTATGCTGGAGATAACCATTCATCTCTAGAATATGAATAGTGCATAGTTGGTCTTACACCACGCCAACTATCTATCACTCTTTTTACTCTGTCATCATTTGCTTGTATGTATTCACCTGTTCTTACCCAATGGTGATGTATGTCTAATACCAACGCACAATGTTTTTCTAGTTCTAAAGAGGATTCTAGTCCCCAACCCATCTCATCATTTTCTATCGTCAGTAGATTACGTGCTTCAGGCGACATCCGAGGTATTGCTTTAATGATTCCTTCTGGACCTTGTCTACCTGATATATGCACATTAATCTTGCAACCGTCTTGGAAAGATTTGCCAAATCCCATCCAACGTGCCATGTTTACATGATATTCAAATTCATCAATTGATCTTTCTACAATGTCTGGATTATCAGAAGCAAGTACTGTGAATTGTCCGGGATGAAAACTAACTTTCACGTCATGTTTTCTTGCAAGTTCACCTGCCTCTGCGAAATGCTTTTCACAATATTTTATTATTTCAGGTTTGTCCCAGTAGTATCTCCAGTCAGCCTGTGTAGCCACGGGCAATATAGGAGAACTAATTCTACACATTCTTCTGCTTTTAGGAAGTGTGGAAACTTTTAAAATTAAATTTTTAATACCATCTATGTTGTGTTTGAATACAAAATCAAGTTTCGCTTCTGCTTCATCTTTGTGTTCGTTCAACCAACGCACAGTCGTTGCACGTGTGTTCATTGGTCTTTCTATTTCTTCTAGTTGTTTCTTTTTAAGTGATCTATCATGGTGGAACCATTGACAGCAGAATCCAATACGTCTAGTCATTCTTTATTATAGCAAATATTTTGGTATGCGTCAACGCCAGTTTTCCTTACACCAAGGATCTTGACAGTTTCCAGGCTGTGGATCTCCGTGAAATACTGCGATAGAAGTTTCAGGTTTAATGTTGGGAACACCAGGACTAATAAAATCTCTTATTCCATCTTGTCTTCTGTGCATAGGCGGACGGTTACGCATTTCCCATTTATAACTCATTATCCATTCATCGGGCCAAAATTCAAAGTCTTTTGTGTTGAACACTTGTGAATATAACCAATCTTGATCTCCATGGAATCTTCTTACTTGCGTTGGTGCTGTCTTTATGAAGTCATTATAAATTTGTGGATGTTGACCTATCTGCCATCGTACCACACTGCTGTTAAATTTTTGCCATTGGGGATTTGCTGATCTATTGAAATCTCTTATCACACAAAATTTTCCTTCTTTAAAAGAAAATAATTTGTCTATGTTCCTAAAAACAATTACATCTAAGTCCATATAAAGGATTGTGTCTCCAGGAGCACCGATTGGATTATTTGGATTGAACAGTAAAGGTTTGTGCCACCAGCCTTGAACTCCATATGCACCGGTAAGGTCCATAGTTCTAATGCTGTTGTTTAAGCCTGTTGTATCTTCAGTGTAACAAATAAATTCGAACGGCACGGTGCTATTCCTTCGCACCATCTGTTCTAGTGTGTTAACGTAGTTCGGACCGTATTTGTTTCCGTGTTTTAGACAAATTAAAAAATTAGACATTATCAGTATTATGGTACACAGCACTATTAGAGCCATGTTCAAATACTTCAACACTTGCTAATTTAACTCTCTTGGCTGTTTCATTACTTATTTGCGGAGCCACATAATTGAATACGTGTTCTGCAAATTTTTCACAACCAACACCGTTCATCTCAACAACCTTAGCAAGTCCTTTGCCTTCTAATTGTTTTAAGTCTGCAAGTAATGGATCATTCATGTCCACTGCAAGTGTGTGATCAAAATTGTCTTCAAGATATTTTTTAATCCATTTACAGTTTCCGAAGTCATATACCCAGTTCTTATCATCAAGATAATCTGCTTCAAAAGTAAATTTGAATCCTAAACTGTAACCGTGAATTAATGAACAATGGCTGTGAGTCGCTTTAGGTTGTCTGAACGCACAACTGAATCCTCTATCTGTGCCATATGTTTTAGTACTTTGATGTTTCATAGTTCTCCTTTTAATACGGCGGAATATTTAGAGAGGGTCGACGCTAAAGTCCTCATATTTTACATAATATAAAATATTTTTATTTTTGTCAAGTATTTAGATGACAATATGCTTTTGGATATCGGAAATTGGTAATATTTGTACATTAGACATTTCCTCCCAACCTTCTGGTATTTTGAAATGTTGGTCCACATAAAAATTGAAGTTTTGCTTGGGATAGTGTTCAAATATCTTTCTGTTCTGATATATCCAATAACTAGGATCCACTGCTTGTTTGGAAGAAGCATCATATGATTCGGAACCTTTGTAAATGTTGTTGACAAATCCATCTTTGCTTTTCATATCAAATCCAACAATATGAATATGATCCATTACGCAATACTTGGTGGCAACCAACAACGCATATTGACCTGTGCCCCAATGCCAAGGATCATCCTGTCGTAATTCTCCCACATAAGGCAAATCAGGAACCGGAAACACATTGAATTCGTTGCACCAGTCTGGACGTGAATATATTATAGACTGTGATGTGTTGGAGTGTTTTATTGCTTCACGCACCATTCTCCTATCACAGCACACCAAATGGTCCACTTTGATGTCTCTAAAAATGGCATTACACCCAACAGTGGGCAAATTTAATTCTTCTATTTTTAATGCTTTTCTGCTCTCGCCGTTTCCGATGACTAACATAATTAAATACGTTTATAATGACTAGTTCTATTTACACAGATATCACTGAGTGGATAAAAAAAGTTAGTGTGGCTCACGAAAAATTAGGCAATAAAAGTATATGTCCATTTGCCAAAAATGCCAAATTCCAAATTATTCAAGTGTCAGCATTAGATGTAGATCCTGTGTTGATTAAAAAAGAAGTTTGTATCTTTGTCGTACCAGACAACATTACAAAGTCAAAATTAGAAAAGTATTGTAAAAAGGCTAGCCAACAATTTGCAGAATATATATTTTTACCAGATCACAAAAAATCAAATACTAAAATTGCAGGATTGTCGACAGGGAATGGAAAATATAATTTAATTCTCGCACAGAAACGTAAACCCCTAACATTGGCAAGAAAAACTTTAGAACGAAATACGTCATACTACGACAACCTTTCTAAAAAATACAAAAAAGAACTTTGGAGTTATTAGTCCTTCTTTTTAAAATAGTCTTGTTTGATTTGTTTTAGTTCTTTGATTACTTCAGCGAATCTTTTGTTTGCTTCACCTAGTAGATTGAATATATCTTTTACTGCGTGTATCACCCACCACCACCATGCAAAGGCAGTTATTGCGAAAGTTATACAGATACCTATTATGATATAAGAAGTTACACCTGTAGGTTCAAAAGATAAAGATAACAATAACAGGACCAGAGCGGTAAGCGGAGCAACTCTGCCTATCCATATCCAGTGTTTAACTGATTTTTCTAGTTTGAAATATTTCCGAAAGTTTTCCATTCGCCTGGCGTTCCTGTTTTTGTACACACCCAACCCATTATGTTTCCTGGTGTAGGGTTGATGTTCCAAATTACATCACCTTGCGAATAAGTGCCTTGTGTTGGCTCTTCGGATCCGACGTCGAATATTCTACCTTTGAATCTTAATGCTCCAGACACTTCTAAAGATGCATCGCCTCTTAAATTAGATACACCTACTCCTAGTTTACCATGAATGTTAACAGTGTTATCTGTGCCACCTTTGTTACCTATAACAATATCACCGTTTGCTCTTACTGTGATTCTGTCTGTGCTGTCAGTTTGAATTCTTAATTCGTGTGTTGTCCAGTTACCTATGTTTGTGTGATCTTCGTTAGGTTGTACAATAAATTCTACATAGTTAGAAGCAACGGAAAGTTGTCCGTTCATTGCTTCAGCACCAATACCCAATCTGCTCATGCCTGAATCAAAGAACACAAATTGATCGAAGTTAACGTTTCCGTTAACTGCTAATCCATTTAATATACCAACTTCTCTTAGGTTAGATTTTCTAATTGTTGGTCCTAGTTCCTCTGATGTTAAAACAGGTGTTCTGTCGATTGAATAATGTGCTTCGTGATGTAGGTCTATTGTGTTTGAACTCCACAGTCTATCAGGATCACCTTGGAAGTTAAGCATTTTAGTATTACCCATGCCACTCCATTGTAAACCTTTTCCATAGATTGAGTTATGGTCTTTGCCTTTGAAGTTAATTGTTTTTGCTGAATTAACTATCTGCTCAGAGTCTTCGCCGTGTACACTGAGATTGTCAATGGCATTGCCAAGTGTAATCAACCCATTTTTAATAGAAATTATATCGTCTCTTATGCTCATATAAAGTTATTTATCTAACTGCTCTGAGTAAAAGAACTTCAGTATTAATACGTCCATTGAGTTTAATGCCCATAGTCTTAATAGCATCATAAAATTCAAGCACTTTTTTAGGGCCTGAATTAGTGAATTCCTCTAACTGCTTTTCAGGTTTTCTGAGTGTTTTTTGCACACTGGCTTCTTCATTGAATCCTTTGATAGACGTGCCCTTGACCATTAATCCTGTGCCTGGTCTATTCAGACCTCTTGGATCTAATGTCCTAGCAACGTAATGGCCCAACTTTCTTGTTTTTGTGTTGTACACCCAAAGTTCTTCTGCGTATATTATTTCAGTAGGATCTATGGATTTGAGTTCTAATTTTGTGTCTTCCTTTTTGTACTGCATTTTTGCCACCAACTGCTCTGGAGACTTCTCTTTCTTTTTGCGTGGCTTCCTATTTGCGTTTGCAATACTAATCATGTAATCGCAGGCTTCAAAGATGTTGTCGTATGCTTGTATACCTTTTTTGATTGTTTCATCTGATACATCTTCGTATGCTTCAAGCAACTGCCTATCATCCGAATCAAAATCTTCCTCGTCATCCAGTTCCTTGAACTTTAAGTTTTTCTTCCTAAGGTCTAATAGTTCTTTGAATTCTTTGTATGGTTCTTCAAACCTTTCCTGTATCTTTCTTGCGTGTACACCTCCCACCTTTTCCTTTTTGAACAATGGAACAAGTTTTAAGGTTTCAGGATTAAATCTATCAGGATTGTTGTTGTATCTATCAAGCCATGCCTCAACTGGATCTAGTATTTCGTTTACACGACTGGCTATTCTTTCTTGTATGGTAGGCTTTTTTATTTCTGTTTTTTCCATGGTACTATAAATGCTATATAGTCTCAATGAAGAAAAATCAAGATTTTTTTGTTTTATTTCTCTCTAAAAGTATCTGTTTTGGAGTTTTTGCACCTGGTGATAACTTCATAAGTCTTAGGCTTAATAACTTTTTAGGACCTTTGCTTGTAATAATAACTGGTTGTCCGTGTTCGTCTACCTCTATTGCTCTGACAGTAGTCATGACGTTTCTAAAACGTCCAACTTCAACCTTATCACCTACTTTGATATCTAATGTGTAACTTTTCATTATGCCCACCAACTTATTTTTTTCTTCTTGTTTGGATTTAAACTCCTTGCAAGTTTTCTTACTCTATTCATATGACTGTCAAATTCCTTTTTATCCATGCCAGGTAACACAGAATAAAACCTTATATACTTCGTAACCATGCCACCCAAGTTAAACACTGCCTTTTTTATTCTTCTATAAGGAATATTATCAAATAAACTAAAATTAAAATAGGTCACCATAGGTCCACCGTATGTGATTGATATCAATCCTAATTTACCATTCATTGCTCCAGGCACCGGATATCCATAGTTCTTAAAAAATTTACTGCCAGGCACCAATGCTCTATAACTGAAAAACCATTTAGGGTGTAGTACCCAGTCAACCCAATTTTCCAGTATTGATGGCATCCTTAAATTGTGGCATGAACCAATTAGGAACATAACGTCACTGTTTTCTAATCTTTTCCTATAATCCAATACCAATTGAGGTGGTGGATTTATATCTGAATTGTAAAATGGTAATTGTTCCTTTTCATCAAACAAATTAATCAAATCGATTTCGTGTCCACATTTTTCTGCTTCTTCGATAAAGGTATCTCTGATAGCGGCATTGAAACTGCTTTTAGTGTTGTGATGTCCATATATTATGCAAATCTTCATTTTACCTCAATCATTCTTTTTATAGATAATCTTGCTTTATCCATCACTGCATCAGTCAGTTTAACTTCGTCTGTTCCGTTTGTTAAACTATTATAGATTCCTTGCAAAGTAATTTTTTTCATATACGGACATAAATTACAAGGTTTAATCATTTCGACATTGGGATTCTCAATAGCGACATTGTCACTCATAGAACATTCCGTAACCATCAAAACCTTCTTAGGTTGTTTGTCTCTCACGTAGTTACTCATCTTAGAAGTTGATCCAGTGTAGTCTGCTTCTGCTACAACTTCTGGTGGACACTCTGGGTGTGCTAATACAACTATGCCAGGATAGTTTTTTCTGTATTCTCTAATTTCTTCTGGCGTAAATCTTTCATGCACTATACAAGTTCCGTGAAATGTGATAATCTTCACTTTAGTCTGTGCGGCAACGTTCTTGCCTAGATACTCGTCTGGTAAAAATATAACTTTGTCTACACCCAACGACTCAACTATCTCTACTGCGTTAGAACTTGTACAACATATATCCGTCTCTGCTTTTACATCTGCTGATGTGTTTACATAAGAAACAACTGGCACACCAGGATATTTTTGTTTTAAAAGTCTTACATCCTCTCCTGTAATAGATTCAGCAAGTGAACAACCTGCCGACATATCAGGTATCAATACTTTCTTGTCAGGATTTAATATCTTAGCCGTTTCAGCCATAAAGTGTACACCACACATTATAATGACGTCTGCTTTTGCTTTCTGTGATTCTTTTGCAAGTTTTAATGAGTCTCCAACTATATCGGCCACACAATGATATATTTCTGGAGTCATATAACTATGTGCCAGTATCACTGCATTCTTTTCTTTTTTAAGTTTATT